GCCTTCGTGGTGGTCTTCTCGAACGCCTTGACGGCATCATCGGCGTTGCCGGTGATGCGCACGCTCATGATCGCGCTGTGCGCCATGGTTCACTCCTTCTGCGCTTCTTCCGCTTCCTTGAGCAGTTCGGCTAGTCCGGTGCCCCAATCCAATTCGTCGGCCTCGTTCCTCCATTGCCATGGCGTGCCGCCGAAACGGCTTGCCAGCAGGAATGAGAGACGGCCGAGCGAGTCTTGGGGCCACGCGGCTAGTCCGTAGGGTTTCCCTCTTCCGGCTCCTCCTTCGGTGCCGCAAGGTCGAAGGACGCCACGGTGTCCAGCCAATGCTCGAAATCAGGCATGGTGCGGCCGGCCATGCGCAGGGCCGCGTAGGCCGCGAAAGCGCCGGAACGGACGGGGGACTGGGTGATGGGTCCCCAGCCGGCTTCGATGGCGTGCGCCTCGGCCTTGCATGTAGCGCGCATCGTGATCGGTACGAGTTCGCTGGTACCGTCCGTGTAGGTGATTCTCGTGGTTGCCATTATTTTCCTTTCACTTGTTTCAATGTCTTGTTGATGAAGGCTTCGTAGACCTTTTGCCATTGGCCCTCGGTGGAAGCGACGCCGTTGTTGACGAAGAGACGCGGTTTGATGCGGCGGGCTGGCCACCCGTAGTTGATGGGGCCGGCGTATGGCACGGCCTTGCGGCCGGCGCGGATGACGCCGGCGCGTTTCGTCGCTCCGACACGCAGGCTGCCGGCCAGCCGGCCGGTTTTGCCTCGTGGGGCGAGGTTGCGGACGGCGGGCAGTGCGATCTGCGCGGCCGCGCGGTTCACTTCCTTCAGGTCGTCCATGTCCGCGCCGGCCTTGCGCATCGTCTGCACGAAGCGTTTCTGGCCGACGACCATCAATGCCTTGCCGGCCATCACTTACCCGAGTAGGCCGTGTGGGCGACGTTCGTGACGGCGAAGCTCAGATCGTTCGTATTCTTCGATTTGACATCGCCACCGATGGCGATTGGCGCGATGGTGACGTTGAAGGTCCACTGGATATTGCCTTTCGTGTTCGGCACGAACTGGGCCGGCAGCGTCTCGCCCTTGTGATCGAAGAGCCAGACGGCCAGACCGTCCTCGCTGAAGTCGTCGCCCACGGTGCCCTCGAACGTCCATGTGGTCGTGGTGTTCGTCTCCTCTGATCCGTCGAGGTAGGTGGTCGGGTCGTCGCTGCTGTTCGACGGGTTCAGCTGCGCCTTGGTCAGGTCGGCGCTGAAGTCCCTGCCGTTTGCGGTGTCGGTGATTTTGAAGATGCCTGGTCCAAGCGTGCGGATCTTTCCAGTCATGATTGTTTTCCTTTCCTTGTCTTATTCGTCGGTTTCCAGGGCGTTCAACGTGACCTGGTAGGCCGCCAGCGTGCCGGTTCCTGCAAGGTTCCATGTTGCGGGCGTGGCCTTCTGGATGTTCAGGCCACGTTCGGCGAGTCTGTCGAGCGCTGTGAGGATGTCATCGACTGCGGATGGCTGCGTGGCCGGCGTGCCGGCGATGACGTCCAAAGTCCAGATCGGTTCTGGCGGGCCCCATGACGGCCATTCAACTGTCGGGGGTTCGATGAACACGGCCACCTTGCCGGCGGCGGGGCGTACCAGTTGGGCGTCGATGCTGATACTGCTCACGAGCCCGTCGAGCATGTCGGCGAGCGTGTCCATGAGGGCGGCGCGTTGTTTCTGTATGTTCATGCGATCACCATTCCCCCGGTCAGGACGCCGGCGGCGCGGAGTTTCGGCCAGACGGAGCGGAGCGGGTCGGTGGAGATTCTGAACGGCTCCACGGTCGAGTCGCCAACGTCCATGACGCCGAGCCGGGCGTCGCGCATGTTGAACAGGTCGGCCGCGCAGCTCACGATGCAGTCGGCCAGCAGATCGTCGTCCACGGTGGCGGTGCCGACCGCGTGCGCGACGTATCGTTTCGCCGCCGAGAGTTTGACCGTGAGCCGGTCTTCCTCTCCGGCCGGCACGCCCACCTCGTCGCGGAGTCGTTGCAGCAGGGTGTTGTCATCGATCATCATGCCGTGGCGAACTTCACCGGAATCAGGCCGTCGGCATGGGTCGTGGCCACGGCCATGTATCCGTAGACGCTGTAGCTGTTGGTCAGGGCGGTCACGGTGCCGTCCGTCAGCTGCGTGGGGCCGCCTGACTCCCACACGGTCACTGCGGCTGGGTCGATGAAGCTGGCCAGTCCGGCATCGGCGTTCGGCAGCAGCACGACAGGGACGCGCATGAACGTGCCGGCCACGCCGGTCAGGTCGAAACTTCCGATGGTGTCCGATCCGTCTCCGCTGAGATTGAAGAACCGGTCGCCGGTGTCCTTGAGTTTCACCAGTGCCTTGAGCACGTCTTTGGAGACCGCGAGGCGTGTCAGCGACACGTTGCGGTCGTCGGCCAGTTCGGACGCGTCGATGATGAGTGACACCCAATCGTCGATGGTCATGTTCGCGAGCTGTGGCGCGTCGATCTTGTTGGCGTTAGAGGATGCGTCGCGCTGAGCCTTGATCTCCGCGTACAGGTGGTCGCGCACTGCCTTCTCGGTGGCCTTCGCGTAGGCGTTCTGCAATGCGGTGAGCGCGGTGTTGAGCATCGGAGTGGTTGACCGTTCGATGGTCTGGCGGGACAGGGTGGTGTAGCCGCCGTAGGTGTTGATGTCGGCTGTCTTGGTGCCGAAGGCGACTTTTCCGAAGGAAAGCTCTGAGCCTTCCGTCTCCTGTTTGCCGACGGCTGTGGTGTCGGAGGTCACGACATGGTATTCCATGCTCATGCCGGTCGCCGGGAGCGTGTCATGGGTCAGAAGCTGGGAGACCTTGCGGCGGTCCTCTATCAGTTTGAGATCATCGGCGATCCAGGTGGCGGTGTTGCCGGTGTCCTTGGTGGAAATCAGTTCGCGGCATTCCTTCATCACGGTCATGGCCTGTTCGTCGCCTCGCGCGAGGGCCTGCATGTATTCGCCGTGGCTCCGGTACGCCGCGCCGATGGCAGCCGACGCCGGTTTCGCGCCCATCTTGCTGATCTCGGCCTTGATGCCGCGCTGTTCCTCCTGCATGGACTGTATCAGGTCCATCAGTTCGTTGTTCTCCATGGTTTCCTTCCTTTGTTCCACGGCTGGTGCCGCTGATTTGGTCATTTTCGCGTTCTGGTAGGCTGGCCAGCTCACGATGCTGGTCTCAAGCAGACGGACCTTGCGGCGGTGGGTGATGCCGTCGCGGTCCTTCTGCGATTCGAGCGGGATGAATCCGACCGAGAAGCTGTCGAGCACGCCGTCACGGATCAGGGTCATGGCGTCGCGGCCGCGTGCCGTGTCGCTGATCCGCGCGGTGATGTGCAGTCCGTCGTCCGTGCTTTCCGCTTTGGTGATGCGGCCGATGGTCTCGCCGTGCTCGAAGCACAGTTTCGCCTCGTCAAGTCCCTGGAACTCGCATTCTCGGTCGAAGGTCTCGGCTCCGTCCCATGTGTCGATGATGTCGCCGAACGGCACGGCGACGCCTTCCACGGTCGAGGTGCCGGAGTCATCGGCCGAGCGGAGCGTCAGGCCCTTCCATGCGATTTCGCGTTTCTCGATGTTCATTGGTCTTCTCCTTTCGTGAGTTCCGGCAGTCCTTCCTTGCGTCTCACGTCATCGACGGTGAGAAAACCGGCCTCGATGGCTGTCTTGTAGGCCGTGTAGCGGTCGCTCATGTTCGCACGCTGCGAGCTGTCCCAGTCGAATTTCGCGGTACGGCCGCGCGGCAGCAGACGGTTGAAGATTTCCTCGATCTCGCCGGTGTAGGCGGCCAGCGTGTAGTCGGCGAATTCGATCCAGCTTTGTTCGATGTTCGAGTATGTGAGGTTCGAGCCATCGACGGCGGCGAGCATGATGCTTGCCGGGATGCCGAGCAGGCGGGCGATCTGCGTGGTGTCGAACTTCTGGGTCTCAAGGAATTGCAGGTCGGCGGGTTTCATGTCGAGTGGCACATATTCCAGGGCTTTGCCGACCACCTTGATGTCTCCGGCTGTGCCGTCGCTCTTCCATGCGTCCTTCGCTATCTGCGCGGTTTCCTTCGTGACGTTCTCGGTGGTGCGCAGATAGCCCTTGAGGTTCGAGCCGTCCGTGAAGAACTTCGCCTTGTAGTCGCGGGCGAGCTGCGCGGCCTCGATCTCCTCGCGTGCCGCCGAGATGGGGCCGAGTCCGCGCAGTCGGCCGGGCACGTTGAGGAATTTGCTGTGCACGACGTCATCGGCGGTGTAGGCATGGCCGAGATAGGAGAACCGCAGGTCGGGGCGTGCCGGGTCGTCACTTTCGTCGGTGACGGTCACGTATTGCGGCGGCAGCATCTCGCAGGTGACGATCTCGCCTTTCCAATCGCGCACGATGCGCGTGAAGGCGTTGCCGTCGAGCACGAGAGAGGCCACGATGTCGGCGATGAAATCACGTCGTGATCGGCTCACGTCCGGCTGCAACACCATGGGGCTCACGTCCGGCAGGTCACGGCCGCCGCGCTGTTCCACGATCGGCAGGCCGGTGATGGCGGTCTGAAGCACTTGCACGCCACGGAACACGGTTGAGAGTTGCAACGGTTCGGTGGCCGGCCCCCGTTTCGGCGGCTTGATGCCGTCCGGCATGTCCGTGCCGTCCGCGCCGCGCGTGAGCACGCGGCCTGCGAGTCTCATTCGTTCCCAAAGATTCATGACGCCGAGATTATGCGCGGCGGCACGTCATGGCCAAAAAAACGGTGACATTCAGTGACAAACGGTGACAAACGGTGACAAACGGTGACACGTCAGAAGATTTGCAACGTGCCGTCAGATGGCAGGTGATGCGCTCCCCAAGCAGCGAGCATGCATGATTCGATCGGCGAGGTCAGCCCGGTGCTGCCACGCCGTGTGACGCGCCATGCGTCGCCGCTCCACGTCCTCGCGCAGCTGGCCGCGCTTGCGTCGAGCTCGGTATCGGCGGCATGGTGAATCAGCCGGTTCCGCAGACCGCTGACGAATGCCTGGCCGACCGCGAGGTAGTCGGATGATTGCATGGCGATGAAGTCGATAAGCGGATCGCCGGCTTCGTCGGTCATGGATGCGAGCCGGTCGTGCAGGTCGGCGTTTGGTCCCTTGCAGTCCATGACCAGGGGAGCGTGGTAGGTGTCGCAGATTCTCGTGATCTCGGCGGGTGCCATGCCGGTGCCGTCCAGGACTTCGAGCAATTGCACGGTCACGGTGCCGTCCGTGTTGACGATCGCGGCGGAGACTGATGTGTTCGTGGCGTCCACGTCCACGGCGGCGGCTATCACCACGGGTCGGCCGTCGATCCGATCCGGCGTGACCGGCGTGGCCAACGTGGATTGCCACAGCTGGTCGGGGATGACGCGTTCGGCCACGCCGGTGTCGCGCCGGTTGCCGAAGGCTCGCGCCCAGCCGGCCTCGTTGCCGGCGAACTGCTCACGGAAGTCGCGCAATTGGCGGATGTCCCAGAGCAGGCCGGCGGCGGGATGCCATTTCAGGATCGTCTGGAAGTCCTCTGGGTCGGCGTCGTCGGGGATGCCGAAATCGAACCAGCATGTGCGTGTGGGCACGTTTCCGGCACGGAAGGAGTCGAGCAGGCCGTTGAGGAACGTGGAATCTGCGGTGCCTTCGGTTGAGGTTATCCAGATCTGGGGCTGGACGCCGGTGAAGTGCAGTCTCGTGTTCATGGTCGGGGCCATGCCGTCGAGGATCAGCTTGCCGGTTTCGTCGTCCAGGCTGAATGCCTCGTCGATTGTGAACTTGTCCATCTGCGTGCCATGGCCGGCCACCTTGGTCACGGCCAATGGGCAGATGAAGCTGCCGTTCCGGAAACGTTGTTCCATTCCGCCGTTCGAGAGTCGAGGACGGAGCGCGAATGGGGCAAGCGCGGATTTCGAGAGCTGCTGCACGAAGTCCTTGAAATGCTTCTCGGCGTCCTTGCCGGTCTGCGCGAGGTAATAGATTTTCCGGTCTGGGCCGAGCAGAGCGTTGCGCGTGTCCTCGGTGTCGATCAGCGTGCTCTTGCCGCACTGGCGCGGCGTGGAAAGCACCACGCGGTCGTAATAGTACGTTCCGGTGGCCGGGTCGATCTCGCCGGCCACGTCGGCCACGTAGCGTTGCCATGGCAGTAGCGGTTTGCCGAGCATCCCGGCCGTCCTGGACACGATCTCGCCATCGGTCGGCCGCGTTTCGTCGCGTTTCGTGCCGCCGCGTATGAGTATGGTCACAGTCCGGCCTTCGCATCGGAGATGAAGTCGGTCAGCGTCTGGTCGAGCTGCGGCTGTTCCGGATACATCGCCTTGAGTTCCTGGAACCATGTGAGCAGTGATGTCATGTTGCGGCTGATCTCGCGTCCCTTGCTGTTCTGGATGTCGATGTTCCTGGCAATCGAGAGCATCGACTTGCAGATGTAGGTAGCCTCGGGCGTCAACGTCTTGCCGTCCACGAAGCTTTTGATGAGATTCATGGTCGCGGCTTCCTGCAATCCGGCGGTGCCATACTGGTGTTCGTATTCCTCGAATCCTTCCAATATTCCTTGGTTCATGATGTGTTTTCCTTGGTTTTCCAACGTTTTCATGCTTTTTTGCGTGGTTCTGGGGGGAGAAAAGACTTGGCGCGGGGTCTTCGGGCGGTCGACTGTTTAAAAAACCGCTACCAGCGTGGCCGAGCCGTGTCGTCGCCGTGCCTCAGGCCGAGAGCGGCGAGCCTTTGCCGTCTCGCGGCCATGCGGGCATCCACCGCCTGCTGCGTGAGGTGCAGCGAGTACCATTGCTGCGCCGTCCGATACTCCTGGTGCGAGAGGTCGAGCGCGAACGTTTCGGATGCCGGCGTCTCGATGACATGCACATCGTAGTCCAGTGCTATCCATTCCGATAGCATGTCGGGATGGCGGCGGGAGCGTGGCAGCGTGCGCACCAGCCACACATCCAACGGCTCGGAGCTCTTGGCCAATGTGCGTGCCGCACCGTCCCATGCCATCGCGGCGGCGAGGCGGAGCCCGTCGGTCGCTTTGGATTGCGTCGGGCACAGGTCGCGCAGCAGGCTGTCGAAGCTGACCACGATGCTGTCACGGCGGAGCATGGACTGCATGGCCATGCCGAAGTCGGCTCGTGGCGGTCCGATGACGACATGCATCGTCGCGCCGTATCCTGACAGCACGCGGTCCTGGCGCATCGCGTTGCAGTGCTTGCAGGCGCGGCGCAGGTTCGCCACGGTGTCCTTTCCGCCATGGCTGAACGGGATGATGTGGTCATCCTCCGTCGCCGTGATGGAGCAGCCGGGCATGCCGAGCCAGCAGCGGTTGCCCCATGTCGCGATGACCTTCGATCTGATGCGCGGGTCTACCGTTTGCCTTCTCATGCCTTCTTGCCTTTCTCTCGTTGGGTGAGTATCCAACAGTTCACGTCCTGTTCCGCGTATCGGATGGCGTTGCCGATACGGATGGGCGGAGGGCCGATGATCGGGACCGACTGCCGCCACCGGATCAGCGTGCGCTGACTGACGCCCAACCGTTCAGACGCCTCAGCAGTGCTCAACATCCTGATGCACGTCACGATCTCGCCTTCTCCCTGAGCAGAAGCGCGATCTGTTCCAGTTTCGCGGCGAGCAGCGGCCAATCGGCCTTCGAGATGTCCGACCAGACCATGCGCGGCCCGTCCGGGCAGATGATGTTCTGGCCTATCTCCACGTCACCGGGCTGCGGCAGGTCGTGGTCCTCGACTCCGAGCGAAATACGAATCTGCGGTTTCAAAACAGTGGCTCACCTTCATATGCGGTTTGTGGTTTCGTCTGCGGCCGGTATGGCGTGTAGGCGGTTGCCCATTTACGGAAACTGCGGCAGTCGATGCGCCAGGTGCCGACACGGTACACCGGCAGCCCTTCATCTTTGAGGCTGAGCAGCGATGGCACGTTCGGCTCGCCGAGCGCCCGGCAGACCTGAAACAATTCGATGTCGGTGCGCCCGTTGTTCGCCGCGATGCGGTCCACAGCGTCGGCGAAGCCCTGCATGAGCATCCTGCGCGATTCCTCCGGATAGTGCAGCACCTCGTGCAATGGCGGCTTAATCGATGACATAAGACCACATCCCGCACCATTTGGCCAGCGTCAACAGCAGAGACTCGGAATCGTACATCTTGCCTCCTGTTGGCGATTTGTAGACCGGTTTCGGAGCCTTACCGAACGCGAGCTTGAGAGCGAACTGGAGCTGATTATCGTTCAAGCCGGACGCCTTCATCAACGACTGTCGTGAGGTGTTCGCCCTGCACCTGATGTTCTTGTCGATCATCGGGAGTGTCATCCTCATCTGCGTCCTCAGTTTGTCGGGGAATGTTGCCTTGCTCAATTTCAATCCTTCCTGTAGCTTTCGGTTGGTGAGCGCTTGAGAGGTCAAGACCTAGAATCTGCTGATGGAAACGCTCGGCCGAGATTCCCCGGCCGGGCCGTCAACAGATTCCAAAGGTCTTGCAGAACGTTTCGGTCGGAGCCGCGCCGTCGATAACAAGAGCGGCCGAAGCCGCCGGGAATGGTCCCCAATCAGGCCACGGCCGAAGCCGTCTATGGTCGCCCGATTCCGCCTTAATCGACGGCCTGAGAGGGTCGGGAGCTAAATTTCGTCTCGCAAATGGCGCGATAGCCACGCGCCTGGCGTTGCCGGTCGCTAACCCGGCTCAGCGGTGGCAGGGGTACGCCATACGCCCCATATGCCGTTAAGTTTTGTCAGTCGTCGTCGGTGAGGAAATCACCAAGACGGACGATCGAGAGCACCAGCCCCAACATGAACAACACGAAGGGGCTGAGCAGAACCAGAAGAACGATCTTGATGAAACGTTTCACTGCTCGAAGCATCGCGCTATCTGCCTTTCCAAGTCCTCAAGCTCGACGCCGTTGAACGGGACGCGCACCGTCATGCCGTCCTCCGTCTCGACGATCAGCTCGAAGAAGCAATGCCGTTTGCCGTCCACTCGCTTGACTGTGACGCTCATTCCTGGGCTCCTTCCCATTCACGGCGAGCTCGCCTCGCGTGCGTCATCGCCTTGTTGATCGCGCCCTTCATCGCCTGAAGGTCGCCCATGTCCAAGCCATCGAACCCGAACGTGCTTCCGGCCACCTTGATGCGGCACTTGAAGTCGTAGGGTTTGCCGCCGGTGCATTCCGACGGGTCGACGTCCAGCACCTGGAAGTAATTGCTGGTGCATTCCGGATTGAAAACGCTCATTTCACTGCTCCTTGATTCATGGATGGACGGTTAGGCTCCTTCCTCCGCAGCGATAGGCTTGTAATCGCACAAACCAAACCTTTCAAACAACGAAG